CCTTCACGGACACAACGGCATAGTTCGTTGCCATCGTCGCCTTCACGATCTTTATGTGCTCATCGACCTTGGACTTTCGGGCATTGACGACAGCGCGAAGGGCAGTTGAAACGTCCGTTCTGACGCCCGCTACGGTCTTGTTCAACGCTCGCATCTGGACACGCTCCACCATGTTCGGTATTTCCCCCAGAAGAGCCCGTACCTCTGCAAGCTGCGACTCGTTTATTTTAATGATCTCGTTCATACTACCTGAACCTTGGCAACCAGGCCATCATTCTCGACCAGACTTTCCATCGTAAAGACTTCACCTTCGCAGGTGAATACGTCACCCCTGGACGGAACCTGACCGATGACGGACAAACAGACCTCAACGACCGTTCCGGTGAACCACGACTGCGCATCACCGACCGGTTGAATTATCGCGTCATATTCTACGAAGATGTAACAGGAAACCGGGGTCCCCCCGTCAGGCGAAAAGATTGCCGGCCGGCCGTGGTTTTCGAAGAACCCCGGGAGAAGGTCTTTGAACTGAGACCATAGCGACGGCGACATCTCTCCTCCTTTCGTTACGTCAGGGGAGGCAACCGAAACGGTTGCCATCCCCCTCCGAACGCACCCACGACTACTTCGTGAGTTTCACCAGAAGCCCCGGCCGATAGCAGATCGGAAGGGGGTTGCTCTGGATGTGAAGATCGACGCCGCGGTTGAACTTCCTCGCCTCCTGCTTCGCATAGAGTTCGATTCCGAGGGTGTTCACGGTCTCGATGAAGTCTCCCGGGGCATAGATGGTGTTGAAGCTGTTCTGCGTCCCTTCCGGGAAGCAGTGGCCGTGCCCCGCCGCGATGAAGGGCCTGGAGGTTCCGTCCTTGTCCGTCGCCGTTCCACGGTATTCCTCGAAGGTGATCCCGCTGAAGAAGAAACCCTTCCTCGGGTCCTGACCAACCAACTGAGAAGCCGCAGCATGGTTCAGGAAGTATTCCTTCACGGACGAGTGTTTGATCAACGCATCGAAAAACGTGGCATCGCAGAGGCACCTGACCCCCGACATGACCTCGCCCAGAAGATTGTCCTCGATGTGACGAACAACCTCACGGCACTTCGCGGGAACGTCCGTTACGGGGGAAGCCACGGTGAGATCGAAAGCCACCGTCTTCGCGCTGATTCCGAACTCGGTATAGAGGTTGTAGAGAGTGGACCCGTCCGCATCGAGAATGATCCCTTTGAGCGCCCCCATGCGGAGGTATTCCAGGGTGATGTCGAACTTGTTCCTCGCCGTCTGAAGGTGATCGTTCATCACCCCTGCGAGGGCCTTCATGTTCGTTTCCGATCCGAACTCCCGGATTCCCTCATACTCCTGGGGAAGAATGGCATCATCCAGAGGAATATGGGGAACGGTGAAGGTCCGAACCTTCCGGGTTCCCATCTTGTTCTGCGTACCGGGAGAGCCGACAGGCATGGTCGGGAGAAGGTTCAGAACCCCGTTCTGTTCCTCCACGATGATCGACCGGGTACGCACCCCCTTCGTCACGAAGAGCCCAAGCTGACCGACCCTGCCATACCGATTGGGCAGGATGTTGATGGCCGCCGTGAGGCTCACCATGTTGAAGGCATCGGTGTCAAAAGGATTGAGCATCATTTCAAGTGTCCTCCTTCTTTAAACTTTCAGTCGAGCCTCACAGCCCGACTACGCCTCATCACGGGAGACGATACCCCTGTCCGCAAGCTGCGCCAGGGCAGTCGCCTTCTGGGTCGCGCTCCACACCGGGGAAACCGTCGGCCAGACCAGATTGTCACCGATCACGACGGCGTCACGGGTGATTGCCACGGCGGAAATCGCCGCGCTGGACGCATCGGCATCCTGGGCGATGATGCCGTAAGCATCCTGGGTTCCGTCCACTCCATCGTAATTGATGGCCTTGACCTGCCCGCTTCCGGCCGAGCACGCGACGGTCCACTTGTCACCTTCCGCGATGACGGGGGACCCTTCGGTGATCGTGAAGTTGATCTGCTCGGACATGTAGGCCCCCACCGCCTCCGCATCGGGAAGCAGGTTCCCGTCGGGATCGGTAACCTGGAACACCTGTTCCAGAGGGGAAGCCACGATGGTCTTCGCCTCGATCGTGTAGGTCCCGATCTTGGCCTTCTGTCCCATGGTCACGGAGGTCACCGTTCCACCTCCGGTGTTCCCGGCCGCCGGGGTACCGGAAGTGGCAATGGTCTTCGTGATCTTCCCGATAACCTGCCCGATGGAGAGGTCCTGTCCCAGTGCCACCGTAACGGCTTCACGGGAAATTCGGGGTTCCTGCTCCCATCGCACAAAGTCCCTCAGGTTGCTTCCTTCAGCCAGTTCAGCCATTGTCTTGTCCTCCTCAATTCTTTTTGCGCAACACAGTTGCGCTTTCTGCTTACTTTACCCCGGCCCTCGATTTCGCATCCAGGATCAACGGGTTCTCCCCTCCCAGGGAAACGGGACCCACGGACGACTGAATGTTCCCCGACGTCCGATCCTTCTGTGCCTGAAGAATGACTTCACGCGCCGCTTCGACCGTCGTTCCCTGCTCGATGAAACCCTTCAGGAGATGAGGGGTCTTGGACAGGGAGCAAAGGTCACAAAGTTCGATGATAGAAGCCTTGGTGTCCTGGGCCGACTTCTTCTCGGCGCCACGGAGGGCTTCCAGTTCCGTTCCCTGAATGAGCACCATGCCGTCCGCAGGCTTCGGGGAATATCCCATTGCCGCAAAGACCTCGGCCTCCTTCAGGTCCGTTCGTTCCGCCAGGATTGCCTTGATCTGATCCGTGGCCGTCTTCATTCCAGTACCTCCTTTGGACTTTATTCCACTTACCTTCGCAAGCACCTGGTTCCAGGAGAACACTCCATCCGCAAGTCCCGCTTTCACGGCACTCTTTCCCCTGTACGTCGCGGCCTGCTGCTTCCTGACATCCTCTTCCGAAATCCCACGATTCCGGGAAACCGTGGAAACGAGAATGTCATAAAGGGCATCGACCTCCGACTTCATCCTGAGCCGGGCTTCTTCCGACAGGGGAGCGTGAGGAGACTGATCGACCTTACGCTCTCCTGCATAAATCATCGTGTACATCAGGCCCTCGGCGGCATCCTTCTGGCTCTCGTCAACGTGAACGGCGAGAACCCCGTTCGACCCGACGCTTGCCGTCCTGGACAGATACACCTTCTCCGCGGACGACGCGATGACGTATGCCGCGGAATGGGCCAGTTCATTCGCAACGGCAATGATGGTCTTCTGCGACCGCGCCGCATAAATCTCATCCGCGAAGTCGAAGATACCAGAAACCTCTCCCCCGGGCGAGGCCAGATCGAAGATGATCGTCTCCACCCTCGGATCGGCAAGCGCAGCACGGAACTGCTCTTGAACATCGAGAATCCCCGTGTCACCGAAAAGCCACGACAGGAAGGGATCAGGCCGGTACGACAGCACACCGTTCACGGAAATCACGGCGATCCCCCCGACGGCAGCACCCTGGGACTTGGGCACGCTACGCGCAGACACATCGATGGAAGCCGCCCTCTCGTTCAGGGTGGCAAGGTATCCACGGCATGCCGTCTCCTCGAGGAGAAGGGGCCCCATGAAAAAGTTCAGTATGCTCGTCGCCTTGTTCTTCTTCATCGCTTCCTCCCGCCCATCGTAACGCTGTCCCTGTACCTCTGGAGCCTCACCTTGGCATCCTCCACCAGGGCATTCGGCTCATTCAGTCCAAGGGCCGTCCGGTGCGAGTTCAGGTGAGCCTTCACGTCTTCCGATGCCTCCTGACCGCTCCGCGCACCGTTCGCGGCCGACCATGCGGCATTCAGGCCCCCTTTGTGCAGGTACATGTCCCCGCTCTTGTAAACGCCGTTTTCATCCAGGTCCCCGCCGTTCTTTACCCAGTGATGAGGGTACTTCCAGGTGCTCTTCTCATCCGGCTTTCCCATGTCGGCATGGGCATTCCGGGGAAGTTTCGTCTTGTCAACATCACCCCAGGCGGGTTCATTGTCTGCAAGGTTGGAGGTATGGGTAAGTGCCATGTCACGCCCCCCTTTCCCGGGCCTCCTTCTGGGCCGAACCGGGGTACACCTCGATCCCCGCATTCGTCACGGACTCGGCATTCGTCTCATATACGAGGCCAAGCTTCGTTTCCCTTTCATGGTCGGCCTGCTGTTCCTTATCAATGACTTCAACGTCCTCCCCTCTCTCGGCGACCTTGCGGGCACGGGAAGCCAGACCGCTCCTCACCTCGAGGCGGTCGGTCTGGGCATCTTCGAGCGGGTTCACGGACGGCCACGCATCCGGGTTCCAGGTGACCCTCCGATACATCATCGGGTTCCTGCGATACTGCGTAAAGTCGAGCATACCATTCAGGTACGCAACCTGAAGCCATTCATTCACAACCGGACGGCAAAACTGAAATACGATAATTTCCTGCTGCAACTGAGTAACCCGCCGCTTCAGGTCATTGATGCCGGCGCGAATGGACGAGTAGTTC